TACACGCCGCAGCCCCGTCAGCCGGTTCACATTCTCCAGCTGTGTTCCGCTGCCCTCCGGCGTGGTTGCTGTCTGTACCAGCGGGATATAGCCCTCCACATCCTGAAAGGTCTCCTCTGCTTCTCCAGTCCAGCTCTTGTACTCATGGCCGTTCAGCAGATAAACCTTCTCGTCAAAGCCGAAAAAGGAGGTCTTGTCCTGGGTACAGGTCCCTACTGCCTTTACACTCTCCAGCAGAATGTCCACATCGAAGATCACACCGCCAAAGGCGCACAGCAGATGGTATTTCCCTCCCACCATGCCATACCAGCAGCCGCAGAATACCGGATGCTCTTCCACGCCTTCTTCCTGACTGTCCGCCCAGCTATCCCAGGCAGAGCGAAGGGAAAGGAGTGTCTGCGTACCTGGACGGATTTGGAGATGGCCGTCTCTGGTAATGGAAAAGTTCCGCATCTCAGAGAGCTCTCCGACTCTGATTTTGGTGTCGCCATCCTGGTTCTCGTTCAGTCCCAGAAACTCCTTGATTTTCAGAATGGTCAGATTGTTCGATGTGGAAATGCTTGCCACAGGTCAGTCACCCCCTCCATAGGTCAGATAATCGTCTGTCATTTCTCCGCCGGTCATCTCGTCATCGTAGTCCGTCATCCCGGCGCTATCGAAGTCCTCCACTTTCGGCGGAACCGGTTTCTCCGCGCTCAGTGTCCGGGTGACACAGAAATAACGGAAGGCATCGCAGATGTGGGTGATCTCATGGGGTTCCGTGGCACAATCCGACGGGTTTTTGTCGTCGTGCTGGATGGCTGGAAGATTCGTGCAAAGCCCCTTACAGTCCTGCGTCACCAACAGGCCCGGCCGGTCCTTTTCGCTGTTCAGTGGTTTCAGCATCTCCTTGACTGCCATCCAGCCCTGCACACGGTTGTTGCTGGCCCGAATGATGCCAACGCCGTTTTCCATGAACAGCTCTGCCATGCTCTTTCCGCTGTCCTTCTGCCGGTTCCACATATCCGGCGGTGCCGCCGTGAACTCGATCTGCTCCCAAGACGGCGTCAGGTCCAGCATCAGCTTTGCCGCCTCGGATACAATGATGCCGCTCTTCTGTACCTCGCGATACACATAGCAGCGCCCATCGAAATCAACAGCAATCCAGAGGCAGGCAAACATATCCAGGCCATAGTCGAACGCCCGGTACTTCTTCCACTCCGCCGGAATCCTCCAGAACGGTTTGATAATATGAGTCTCCGCCCGGAACTCCGGGAAGAACGTTCCGGCCAGAGCGTCCCAATCGCCATACCGCCAAGCCGCCCGCACATCGTCCGGCAGCAGGTCCAGCATCTGCACATACTCCGGAGACGCCTCCAGCAGCTGGGGATTATCGTCCACCGTGGCGTGAATGAAGGTATAGTCCTCTGCCTTTTCTCCGTTTTGATACTGACGGGAGATAAACAGGCGTTTAACCCACATGTGCCCAACTCCGCCGGGGTTACAGGTCAGGTACATCCGGCGCGGAAACTTCGTAGCACCACGCAGACAGGCGCCCAGTGTTCGGAACTGGTATTCCGTGAATTGTGTCGCCTCGTCCATGAAAATCCAGTCGTATTCCTGGCCCTGATATTCCACATCGTCTCCGCTGCTATAATGTCCGAACTTGATAACACTTCCATTGGAGAAGAAAAACATGTGCATGGTGGCGTTATATGCTGCGATCTCTGCCGGAATCAGCTTCCGCATGGGCAGGATCATCGTTTGCTCCAGTTCCGGATATTCTTTTCGGACAATCAAAATCCGGATTCCCGGATAGGTCATCGCACCGCCAATCGCTTTAATCCGCACAACATGGCTCTTCCCGCCGCCGCGGGCGCCGCCGTATCCAACATAGCGAGACCGCGCCTGACAGAATTGCTTCTGCTTTGGGTTCAAATCTCCCAGAGCCAGATTGACGGCTCCGCTGTTGTTTCGTGCTTTCTTGTTTGCCATGCGCTCACCTTTCAGGGAATGACTAGGGGAATAGGCCCCCTTGCGGGAGCCTATATTGCTTACTCTTATCGGCTTCCATGCCGCAGCAGCCGTCCTTGATCTGGATGCACCGCATGACCTGGCCGGAAGTCAGCGTCACGCCGCCGGAGGGATAGGTCTCAGCAGTAGAGCTGTACCGGGGGTTGGTCCCGTCCACCGTGTACTTGTACACATTGCTGCCCGGTTCGGAAATCGTGACTTTGTGCGCAGAAATGGACAGTGTGGGAGCCGACAGAACAGCCGCGTTACTGCCGCACACCGCAACGCCGTCGCCCTTGGTTGCCAGGATAAAGCTGTCGTAGTAGGTGACGCCCTGCACCACAGGACCGGCATAGCCCTGTACCTTGGGCAACACGTCATACTGCTGCAGCTTTACGGGGTCCACACTGGATCCCTTGTACTTGATTAGGAAGTACACGCCGGAGGGCAGATAGCTCTTGGGAATGGTGACGACTTTCGTTCCGTCCACTTCACCCACAACGCCTTTTGCCAGCGCCTTGGTGCCCAGGCCCTCCAGATTGATGAAGTCCGGGTTCTGCTTCAGCAGCTTGTAATACTCCGTGGGGATGTACAGTGTCCGGTTCTCCACCGGGACAAAGGCGTCCGTCATCTGGGCGTTGACATCGATGATGTACTCCACAATGGTGCTCTTGGTGGGCGCTGCGGAGGGCTGATACTGGATGTTGGCGCCCTCACACCACTTTCTCAGCCGGTACTTATCCATGTTGGGGATAGTGACCTCGTCCAGCTGACGCCGCAGGGACTTTCCCGCTGACTTCTCGATGGCCTGATCGCTGTTATCCAGAGGCTCAATGACAAATGTAAAGGCAGGCGCCTTGTTCATCGTCATCTCCTGGATCGTGTCGCCCAGGTTCTTCGGGGTGCCGAACCGGTTGCCATCTGCAGTCCGGTTATAATCGGTCTCCGGCACAGTATCCACGGAGTAGACACGGATGGTCTTGGCTCCTACAAAGGAATATTCGTGGCCCGCGGCGGAGTCCGTGATGGATGCCTTGTGAAATCTCTCTGCGATTTTGTCTGCGTATTTGACTGTGTAATTAACTGCCATGTGGCCCTCTCTTTCTTTTCACCAGATGCAAGAAGGCCCCTGAAATCAGGAATCCCAGCCATCCAGGAACGGGTCCTTGTTCTTGTTGTCCGCACCGGCAGACTTCATGCTGCCAGTGGACCGCTCCGTATTTTTCTGGTTCTGCTTGATGGCAGAAGCATTGTGTTCTGCCTTGGCGGCCTGCTCATTCGCCCGTGCCACCTGCCATCTGGCATAGCTGGCAACCAGGGAAAGGCCGCTTTTCACGCCGTCCCATACCTCTTTTGGAATTCCCTTCGGGTCCTTTGCCGCATCAGGAAATGTCTTTTGAAACTCTTGAATATCCGCCATCCTGCGCTGTTCCGCGGACTGCTTCTGGGCCTCGGCGTCCCGCTGCTCCTTCTGCCTCTCCGCTTCAGCAGCTTCCTTGGCGGCTACGGTTGCCTCACGGTCCTCCAGCTCCACAGCCCTTTTGGCCTCTTCTGCATTCAGGCCCTCGGCTCTCTTAGCTTCCTGGCGGATGTGGGCAATATAGTCCGTGGTGTTCATGCCTGCCTTGTTCGCAAACTGGCTGAACAGGTCCATCACAGGCCGGAATTCCTCATACTTTCCGTGAATCCGGTCATAGTCCAGACCCTTTTGAGCAAGGGCCGTCAGTTCCTGTTCGTTGACCGTCTTGTCCTCGCCTAAATGGCGCAGCGTCCAGGTTTTCGGTGTGGTCTCCGGTTCCTGGGCCTCCGGTGCTTCCTGCTTCTCCGGTTCAACGGCTTCGCCCGGTTTGGCGTCAGTGTTTTCGTTGCCAGCAGCAGATGTTTCCGGCGACTTCTGCTCTTCATCAGCAGGTGTTTCTTCATGCTCTGACTCCTGTTCTTCCGGCTGGTCTGCCGGGCTTTCCAGAGTCTCCGCCCCGTCGAATCCATCCATGAAGGAGTCAACCGTGGTCTCGGTCTCCTGCTCCAAACCGGTGGTATTCTCTTCCATTGGTTCCTTCTTTCCCCGCCTGGTCTGGCGGCGTGTATTTCAAGCGTCCGTGGTCTCGGGCGTCTTGTTCAGAAAAAACAAAAAAGACGCCAAAGCCGGGATCATTCCCAGCTCTGGCGTCTTGCGCTCTAGCTTGTTATTTCATTTTGAACTCCGGCAAATTGCCGGTGATCTCCTGCCCCATGAAGATTGTGGGCCACCACTCCCGCCTGCACTTGCGGCAGTATACCGGCGTCCCATACAGAACCGTGTTTCCCGTAACCTTCTGGATACCCTTATGGCATTTGGGGCAGGTGTACCATCCATGTACTACCATTGGCCGAACCACCCGTATTCAATGCCGCCCCAGCGGGAAAGGTAGTTGTCTCCACCGCCTCCGCCGTACACATCCTCCACGCTCTCGATGCCGGAGGATGGCAGACGGCTTTTGGCCGTGTTCAGATTCTCCAGGTATGTCTGCCAGAAGAAGTTCGCCTGTGTGGGGTTTTCTTCCGTCAGAAGCAGTCCGGCCAAGCCATAGGGAAGCACATTCCGGCAGATGTAGTCATCGAGGTCCAGGTAGTCATCCAGAGACGTCACACTGACCAGAGATGGTCGGGTTTTCGTCCCATCCGACAGGTCCGGATACGTGTCACTGTAAGGATAGACCTGATCCAGCAGCGTGTTCAGGATGTTTGGCGTCCGAAGCGCGTATTCGTTCGTATCTGTTGTACGGGTCGCGCCTGTGGACTCGTTCTGCGCATCCATCAGGTGGATCGCCATATCAAAAACATCCTGCACAGATGCCATTACAGACCTCCTACATCAAAGCCATCTTTGCCATTGACTGAAAATGTCATCAGGTTTTGGATGCCCTCGTCGATCTCCTTGGACCGGCGCTGCTCGTCCCTGTCATCTTCTGCCTGCGGGTCCGGATTCTTCTTCGCCGCCGCTTCCTGCCGCTCCCCTCCATTTGTGAAGGAGCCGACCTTTACCCCGGCCAAGGCAACTACAGCGCCAAACAGGAAACACGCCAAATACTCCATCATGCGAAATCACTCGCCTCCATGTTCTTTCCCATCTGGACACTGACTTTCACTTCTGCATTGGCTTCCACCTTGTCCTGATATCCGCCGTACCGCTTCTGTTTCAGCGCAAAGATCGGCATCGGGGCTTTCGGATTCCGGTACGCCATCTGAACAGCAGCGGCGGACATCCGCATGTAGGCCATCTGGATCGTCTCCTGCAGGTATTCGCAGCGGCGGCCATTGTACCAGTTATCCAGCGTCATGAGTGAAACACCCAAGTACACGCCAAGAGAAAATTCCTCGGGGATATCGCCGCGCTCCTCACACTCTGCAAAGTAAGCGTCTAGCTTTTCCTGCAGTTCCTCCGCAGTTTCATATTTCGCCCCCGCTCCCGTCCGCTTCTCCGCTTTCGGCTCCCCAGCCGCTTTTTTCGCTCTCGGCATGTCCTCACCGCCTTGTATCAAAATCGCCCCACCGCTGCTCTCTCCACGTAGGAACGCAGCTGTCAACACAAGCGGTAGGGCAACCGCACCGCATGTCGGCTTCGATTGCGAAACTCTGGTACGGTCCCCCAGTTTCTAGTCCCCATTATAAGCCCCGCGGTCAGGGCAGGGCTGGAGGAACACCCTGCCCGCCGCAAGTGAGAAAAGAAGATGGTAGGCTTTCGCCTATCTATACTCTACCACAGATCACTTCCAAATCGTTCAGCATATTTTATGCACCCCTGTTTTGTACCCGATAATAGTATTTTAGAGTCAGATTTTAGAACATATCCCACCCGTTTTTCCGGTATCCCCCTGACCTGTAGAGAGTTGAGGGGATATAGGAAATATAACCTATGCCGTTCCCAGCGAGGCCGCCCGTTTTTCCGCTACCCCTCCCCCCTTGTTATCCATCATCTACAGCCCCGGGCACCTGCACACCACCGGCCACGCCCACGCAGGCCGCAGGGCCGGGGAGACATCAAGCTGCAGCCAGGGCGGCCAACCGACACAAAAATTACACAGAAACCCAAAAAACCATTGCAAACACTAGATT